CGCCTTGAGATGCAACAAGCTGGACGCACCTTCCGCAGATACCAAAAGTTATTGGATGACAAGGTTCTTCGACCAATTAAAAACATTGTGATTGCTGATGCAGTTACAAGAGGACTGATTCAAAACAATGTTGGGAGCAGAACTACCAAGGGCATTTTCAATTTTGGAGCTAATGTCTCTATTGATTTAGGCCGGGAATCTGCCTCTGCTATCTCCGAGTTTAAGACCGGCCTCCGCACCGCCGCCGACATCTACGCAGAGCGCGGCCAAGACTTCGAAAGTGCTATGAGGCAAAGGGCTATTGAGGCCAAGCTAGTTAAGGATTTGGCTGGAGAATACGAAGTTTCGGCAGATACAATTTCCGACATCGCCGCAGAGGGATTGACCAGAGATTCACAAAAAGCACAAGCAACCCAAGCCGAGGGCGGGCAGACACCCGCTGGGCAACCTTCGGACGAGGATATGCTTGGTGGTGCCTCACTCAATGGGGCACAAGTCGCATCCCTTATCAATGTTATCAATGCCGTGGCTATGGGTGCAGTTTCCAAGGAGGGTGCGGTTTCAATTATCACCGCCGCCTTCCCAACCATCAGCCCAGATCAAGCGAGGGCAATCATCGCTGGGGTCAATGTTGGCACAACTATTCCGACAACCAAAGAAGAGAAACAGCAGATTGCGAAAGACCAAGGTGGGGATACTTCGGGAGGCTCAACGCCCCCAGCTCCAGAACCTACAACGCCCCCGACCGCCCCCGCTGGCACTTCTCAAAAAAAAAGTAATTTAGAGATTCTGGAAAGCCTAGACCCCGCATCTATCAAGATGCTGATTGAGGGGATGATGGGCGGGATTGAATTGGCAAAATACGATGGGATTGATTTTACGCCACCAGAAGGAGCTAGGGATGCCGCTAAAAGAGCCTTGGATGTGCGGGAAGGCAAACCATCAAGCCAAAGGGGTATGACCCCAGTAGGCATAGCCAGAGCTAGGGATTTAATGAATGGGGTGAAGCTATCCCCAGACACCGCCAGACGAATGAAAGCCTTTTTCGATAGGCACGAAGTAGACAAGAAGGGTGCAACTTGGGATGAGCAGGGCAAAGGCTGGCAAGCGTGGAATGGATGGGGAGGAGATGCTGGTTACGCTTGGGCAAGGAAAGTGGTTGGGCAGATGGAGGCGAGGGACAATAAGGAACTAGCCCGACCAGCAAGCCAAACCCCAGCCCCTCCCAAGGAACGAATCAAAGGCTCAAAGGAGAACCCCGAAGGCACAGCATCCACCCGAAGCAAAGCTGGTGACATTGAGATTTCAGCCGAGAACGAGGAGGCATTGAAGAACAAGATTGCCGAGTTCAAGGACAAGCATCCCTCAAGGAAAGCCCCCACACTTGAAGCATTGAAGAAAGTGTTTCGTAGGGGGGCGGGTGCGTTCTCGACTAGCTTTAGGCCAACGATTACTGGGGGAAAGCCCAATTCACGCAACGCTTGGGCGATGGCAAGAGTGAACAAGTTTCTCAAGATGGCTGGTGGGGGTGAGGTCAAAGACTCCTACCGCAAGGCAGACGGCGATCTTCTTTGACATAATCTAGGCATTTATGCCTTTACCCCTACCTTCCGCAGACGAATCAGAGCAAGACTTCGTTTCCCGCTTTATGGGAGACGAGCAAGCCATCAGCGACTTTCCAGACGAACAACAAAGGGCGGCGGTTGCCTATTCGACCTATCGGGACGAGGAGATGGAGGAAATGGAGCTAGGCGGGGTGAGTATTTTGGAGGTGGGAGAGGCTAAAGGACACGACCTTTTCGTGGATAAGATCAGCCTAGAAACCGCCCTCAAACTTATGAAGGGAGCAAGGAACGGAATTAAGGTAAAGATCAACCACGGCTCTGGTCTCGAAAGTGTCGTAGCCTTCGCCAGAAACCCCCGCATCGAAGGGGATAAGTTAGTGGCCGATCTTCGCTTGCTCCGCAACTCGCCCCACTACGGATTGATTAAAGAGATGGCCTCCGAAGCCCCCGACCAGTTTGGCGTTTCCCTAGCCTTTGTGAATGAGTCCGAGACGATCAATGGCAAGGACTACATTCGCCCCCAGAGCATCGCCTCTGCTGATTTAGTTTCCAGCCCAGCCGCCACAAACGGATTGTTTGAGGAGATGGTGAAGTTTATGGAAAAACTCGGTTATGTGCAGGGAGGCAAGACCATCCCAGCCGTAGCCAAAGAAGCCGTGGAGGAAGCTCCACTTGACAAAAAGGACAAAACAAATATGGAAAACAATTATATGAAAGATATCGAAGATATCAAGGTACGCTTGGCGGCCATTGAAGATTCGATGAAACCCAAGGACGAAATGAAGAAAGAGGAGATGGCCGAGGACAAGAAGCCCTCCGAGACTCCCGCCCCCGAAGTTTCTGTCGAGGTAGAGCCTTCCGAAAAAGAAGATGATACCGAGGAGATGAGTGCGGTTGTGAAGAAAGTTCTGACTGAATTTGGCATTAAGCCCATCCCCGCCTCACCTTCAATCGAAGTTCCTTCCGAGAAAAAGGAAGAACCCAAAACTTTTGAAGCTCTCGTGGCCGCCCATAGCGACTACGGAACATCTAAGCTCAAGGCGATGAAAGCCGTGATGCTGTCCAACCCCAAGGAGTACTCTGAGGCATTGTCTCGGGGAATCTCTAAACTCTAAACAAAGGATAATACTAAAATGGCAACAAATATTGACGGTGGTGCAGTCCGCACCTTTAACTTCGCTTCGGCGATTTCGGCTTACCGATTCGTTCAAATCGGAACAGATGGATTGGCAGTAGCGGCAGTCTCCGGCACAGCCCGTGCAGTTGGCTCTACTATCGCTGATGTAGCGGCTGGTGACAACGGTGCAGTTAAGCTGTTCTACCCAACCTTCTTTGCAACTTGTGACACGGCGATTGCGGCTGGCGGCCTAGTGGCTACTAGCACGGCTGGCCTTGTGACAACTGCGGCGGCCAATGTTGGCATCGTCGGAGTTGCTCTTGAAGGTGGTGCGGCTGATGCTGTCATTGAAGTCGCAGTTCCCTTAACCCAGTAATTTAACCAACCAAGAAAGAATATAAAAAATGAGTTACATTAGCGGCGGTTCAAGCATTCGGGCTGATATCAACCAAGCCCTCATTGAAGCCCCTCAAGCCGATGTCGGTTTGATCGGGGCACAACTCCTCCCCTTGCAGAATGTTGATGCGAAGGCTGGAACATACCTCAAAGTCCAACTAGCTGGTGCAGAGTTGCTCTCCAACAATGCAACGGCTCGTGATGCTGGTTCGGGATACAGCCGAGGGATTCGTTCCTTCAGCTCTGCAAATTACAGCACGGACGAATATGGTTTGGAAGAGTTGCTGGACGATTCATCCGTCAAGGACTTGAATCGTTTCTTCTCCTACGAGAGCGAAACTGCGAAGTTCTTGCTCCGTCAGTTGAAGCTCTCCCACGAGAAGCGGGTTTCCGATCTTCTCTGGAATGCAACGACTCCCTTCACCATCGCTGACCAGACTCGTGCAGTTGCTTACACGAATACCCTCATCGCTACGGTTGATGTGGCTCGTGATGTGGCGGCGGCTAAACTCGCTCTTAACCAGTATGGTTACGAGCCGAATTGCGTTGCGATGTCTGCCAATGTATTCGAGTTAATCAGACGCTCCACCCTCCTACAGAATCAGTTTTTTGGAGTTATCTCGAATACTGGTGCTCGCTTGTTGAGCGAAGCTGAAATTGCGGCGGCTCTGGGAGTTCAGAACCTCCTCGTTGGTCGTGCGGCTTATAACACCGCTGGCAAGAACAAAGCCTACACCGGCTCGTTCGTTGTTCCAGATACCAAGATCATCGTAGGTCAGATTTCTGGTGGTGAGTTCACCGCTGGTGGAATCGGACGCACCTTGGTTTGGTCGGGTGACTCGGCTGGTGGTTTCGTTAGCGAAAGCTATCGTGACGAAGCTCGCCGTAGCCAAGTGCTCCGAGTTCGTATGAACACGGACGAAGTTGTGATTGACCCGAACGCCGCCGTTCGTATCACCACCAACTACTCCGCAAGCTAAAGATTGCTGTTGGTTGTTTCCTCTGAAGAAGGGGGAGTGGGTGAATAACCTGCTCCCCCTTTTTCTTTTAATTGACATCCCTTAATAACTAGAAATCCTAGTCGAAATGAAAATCCCTATTTCCCTTTACCTAATCGCTGGAAATGAAGAAGCCCACATTAAGCGAGTCATTGAATCTTTTAAGCCAATCGCAGAAGAAGTTATTGTATGTATGGCTAGGGGGTCAGCTACGCCAGACAAGACAGAAGAGATCGCCCTTTCGCTTGGGGCTAAAGTCATTCATTACAAGAATAAAAAAACTGACTGGCCTCATATAGACGATTTCGCAACAGCCAGAAACACAGCCCTTGATGCTTGTAAGAACGATTGGTCTATTTGGGTAGATGCCGATGATGTAATGGCAGAGGGTGGGGAGAAGGTTTTAGAGGAAGGATTGGAACAAGCTGAAAAAGTGGGGGCTGAAATTGTTTGCTTTCGTTATCTAGTTGAGAATGCTGGATTGAATCCTATTCGAGAGATGGCCTTGCGTAAGGGATGCGGTAGGTGGAGAAACAGAGTTCACGAAGCCCTTGAGCCAAACGACAGAAACAAGCTGTTGGCGATTGATAAGATATTTAGGATTCATCGCCCGATTACAAGCAAGGCAGATTCGGCAGATAGAAACCATCGCATCCTAGCAGATGAGCTAACTTCTACCCCATTCAATCTTTACTATCAGCACCAAGAGTTTTTCTTGAGGGGGCAAGTGGATAAAGCGATTGAGGTAGGGGAAAGAGCCTTGGCATTCCCAGACCTAGACGAGACTCTCAAATACGAACTTCTATGTAACCTTGGTAGATGCTCACCCAACGAGAAGCGGTTTAGATATTTGGGGGAAGCGATTGGGGTCAATCCTATTCGCAGAGAGGCTTATTTTTATTTGATGGCAGAGTATTCCGCAAGGGGAGACTGGGCAAAGGCTTGGCATTCTGGAAGGGCTTGTATGGCTATGCCAAAGCCGAATCTTCACTACTGGAATCAAGTTCACGCAGTCTACGATTGGCAAGCCCTCGATGGATACCGAATGGCCTCTATCTGCTACGGCCAAAAAGAGGAAGCACAGAAACTTTCTAATATGTATCCAAAGCCAAATATCAGCGTTATCCACGCTACAAGGGGTAGGCCGCAGATTGCCTTTCAGCGGAAGATGCAATGGCTGGCTTTGGCGAAAGAACCCCTAGCAGTTGAGTGGTTGTTTATGGTAGATCACGATGAGGCAGTAGATTACACCCCGCACGAAGGAAAAAGGGTTAATCCGGGTGGAATTATCAATGCTTGGAACGAGGGGGCAAAGATGGCAAAAAGTGAGGTTATTGTGCAAATGAGCGATGATTGGAGTCCACCGAGGTACTGGGATGCCCTAATTTTGAGCAGAATCGACAACCTAGAGGCCGAAAGGGTGCTGGCAGTATCAGATGGCCTACGAACCGATAAACTGCTTTGTATGGCTATCCTAACGCAAAAGAGACTCCGCAAGCAGGGGGGATATATGTTCCACCCAAGCTACCAAGATTCGGACGGCATATACTCCGACAACGAGTTCACGGAAAGAGCCTATGCTGATGATTGCGTGATTGAGGCTAGGGACTTGGTATTTAGGCACGAGAACCCTATGTTTGCAGGGGGCAATCCAGACGAGCAACTAAAGAACCACAACAAGCCAGAATTTTATGAGAAAGGCAAAGCCATATATGAAAAACGCAAAGCAAATAATTGGATGTAGGAAAGCTAAAAAGGGCGAGAATACTGGGGGGCTTGGTATAATTACCTTCGGCAAGTCTCGTCTCGACAAAACCAAGTATGTCCTAGTCGATATTACCTATGATGGGAAGGCGGGGAAGGAATTGTATGAGGCTGGAATGTTGGCATTAAAGCACGACCCAGAAGCCGTGATTGAGTACGCAATTAAAAAAGCATTATCGGAAATGGTGAAATGCAAGAAGTAACTATTCACGATTCTTTTGGCAAAGCCCTTGCGAAATATAGCGAGGGGCTTGATCTTGGCCTAGAGATCGGCGGTGGAACTGGTGATGGTTCAACTCAATGTATTAGGACAAAAAGGCTATTCAGCATTGAGAACCACCCAGACCGCATCGGTAGGCATTCAATGAACCTATCAGCAAGAGGGGGCGTTTCTATCAAAGGAACTGCAACCCTTCCGAAGCTCTGGATGAATCAACTAGATGTAGCAGAGTTTTACGGAACAAACAAAACCGCACTCAATCAATATCCCCTAGATCAAGTTCTTGGCTGGTATCACGAATGCGTAGAATCTGCCGAACCCTATAGCACCAACGCAATCGAGGACATCCACTTTGAGCATAAGGCAGATTTTAACTTTGTTCTAATTGATGGCTCGCCCTTTTCTGGTGAGGCCGAACTGCGTTGTGTTCGCCCATTCCTAGCAGAGAAGGCAATCATCGCTTTGGATGATGTTAACGACATTAAGAACTTGGCAAACTACAACAAGCTCAAGGGGTTTGGGAAACTGCTCTGGGAGGATTGGTCTGTTCGGAATGGTGCGGCCATCTTCCAGTTATGACCATCGTTCAAATTGGATGCAACGATGGGAAAGATCATATCCTAGACTTTTGCCAAAAGAATAGGGACAGCATCGAGGCGATACATCTTGTAGAGCCAAACTCAGAAGCACTTGAGGACTGCAAGCAGACATATTTGGATTTCAAGCAAGCTAGATTCTATAACCTAGCGATTGTCCCGAATGATGCTGGTTCTGTGGATTTGCACATTCCACGCTCAAAGGCACTTAACGCTCACGCCTCAACATTAAAAAATCACCTAACAGACCACGGCCATATAGATTTTAATACAATCAATGTTCCAGCCGCAAGTCTTTCTAGTTTCCTCGATTCAAATAAAATTGAGAAATGTGATAGGCTTTATATAGACGCCGAAGGGCTAGATTCTGATATTATTCTTGGGCTTGATATTCAAAAATATAGGATTGCAAGAATCGAGTTCGAGATTCTCCACACAGACGGAGTTAATACAAGAGGGCAAAAATACTCATCTTGTATTGATAAACTAACAGCCCTAGGATTTCAGCCAACTGATGCGAGTGAGCATAACGAGGCATACCAATTATGCTGACCATCTTTACCATCGTCCTAAATGGAATGCCTTTTATCGAGAGGCATCTAGCAGAGTTTCAAAAGTTAAAAATTCCTTGGAGGTGGAGGATTGTCGAGGGGGTTAGCGAGCCAGTTGGATGCACCCGGTGGTGTAAGCAAGTGCCCGATAAATGGCACAAAGATTTCAAGAGCATAGACGGAACGCACGAATATCTAAATAGCATCCAAGGCGGGAATGTGATTGTTCATTCGCAAGGCAAGCCCTTTAACGGAAAGCTAGAGATGATTCAGCAAGCCTTGTTTGGGGTAGATGATGGGGTTGTGATGGAGGTGGACGCTGACGAGATGTGGCGAGCAGAACAGATCGAGGGGATTTATGAATGCTTAAAGGGGGCAGAGGAGGGGGCAACGATGCAGTTTCATTGTAATTTCTTTGTTGGAGAAAATAAGCGAGTAGTTACTAGAGAGGGCTATGGCTCAAACTGGTATGAGTGGATGAGGGCGTGGAAGTGGGGAAAGAATGTTTGCTTCACAAGCCACGAGCCGCCCCGCCTAAACATCCAGTCTCGCCTAGTTCCAAGGGGAGTGACTGAAACTTGGGGGCTAGTATTCAACCACTATGCCTACGCAATCCAGAAGCAAGTTGAGTTTAAGGAAGATTTCTATGGCTACAAGGGTCTGGTGGATGGGTGGAAGGAATTGCAAAAGACAATCGGCCCAGTTCGATTGAGTGAATACTTCCCACACCTACACGATAAGAGCGTAGCCGATGACTGCTAAAACAATCAAATACTCGCAGAGGCTAGGAGACATCATCCGTTGTCTCCCAGCTTGCAAATATCTAGCTGACCAAGGCCACGAGGTATTCTTTGATTGCTTGCCCCAATACCACGGCATCTTCGAGATGGTTTCCTATGTAAAGGTTGGCAATAAGGGCGATGTTATAGACCTTGAGATTTGGCCTAACAAATACCAACAATATCGCTTCTCAAACAAGACTTGGACAGAGTTTGTATATGCACACCCAGACATTAACAAGGCAGACCCAAAAGATATTCTATTCGATAGACTAGACGATGCCCCAGCCAAAGGATTTCCAGAAACCTATAATATGGTTGCCCCCTTTGGGATAAGCCAAGGGCACAAGAGAGACCCTCTACAAATCATAGTTGAGGCAAGGAAGAAGTGCGGTGGGGATAATTTCTTTGTCCTATGCCAAGGGGGCACAGAGATTAAGGGATTGCAAACCTACACAGCCCCAAGCATCCCAGAGTTGGCTAGGGCAATAAGAGGGGCTAATGAGTTTTGGTCAATAGATAGTGGGCAAATGGCAATCGCCGCTGGGGTTAGGAAAGAAAGTAAGGTTGTTTATTTCCCGCAAACAATCGAGCCATTTGATAAGGACAATATCTTTATCTGGGACAGCGTAGAGATAAATTGACATAAGGGGTGGGTTTATGGCGGGGACAATCGATACCACCTATTTCTCAACCGATCTTACAAATATGATCGGCGACCTATATACAGTTGTCACCGGGCTTGGCTCTTCTGCTGTATCTGCCTCTATTACCGACTTAACGATTGCACAAGAGCTAGATGTGGGTGGAGAGATTTTGAGGGTTACGCAAAGCATGGTTGTGCCATCATCGGCTATTTCCTCGCCAGTAACTATCGGGGCTTATATAACAGTAGGAACGGCAGAGAGGATGATTGCTGGCTTTCAACAAAGTGCGGATGGAGTTAGCTACACTATTGATATAGCTGACCCAACGACCTAATGATCTCAATCGAGCGTCAGATTGAGAATGGGCTAGCAACAGCCCTAGCGGGTATTTCTGGCGTCAATATCTATAAGAGCGATACCGAAGGCCAACGACTGCTACCCAACCTAGTAATTCAAGCCTCTATCGGGTCGGAGGAAATTATCCCCTATTCTGGCGTATTCCGTTGCCCTGCTACAATCACCTATGCAACTAGGGCAGACACAACCACAAGATCAACTTTCGATGTTAAGTTTCAAGAGATTCTGCAAGTAATGTATCAAGAACCTAATCTGGCTAGTGTTCTAACCACGGCCACGCTCAAAGTATTCTTGGCTAATGTATCATCAGAATCACCAGAAATTAGAGCAGATAATAGGACTTGGGCAAAAACGCTCTCCCTAGACATATCTTGCACTAGCGTATGACATCACCCCAATTCAAGATAGAGAACGCACTGGCGGCCATCCTAATCCCAATTCCGGGGCTTAATGTGCTTGTTTCCAATAGGGTTGGGGCAAGGCTATTCCCCTATGTAACCATTCAAGCCTCGCTAGGCTCACAACAAATAATACCCTACTCTGGCGTATTTGAGATTGGGGTTAATATCGCATACTCTGATTCTGCTACAAGAACTAGCCAAGCCACATTTGATGAAACCTATTTCAATATATTCCAAAAACTTTATTCTGATAACGACACACTTGTTAGTAAGGTGCAAGATGAAGTGACTGATTTGAAGATATTTATGGGCAGAATCACATCTCAATCTCCCAGCATAAGGGCTAATAAAAGGGCTTGGCAAAGGGGCTTAACATTATCATTTATAGTAACCCCAGACCCTAATGCTGATGGATTGAGGAGCTACAACTTCTCTGAAGCCCTAAACAGCTTCTACCTCGCCACGATTTAACAAGGAGATTGAGATATGGCACTATCCATTTTAGACGGCAACCAGTCGGCAACCACGCTTTCTACCATCGTAACAAGCGGCCAACATATCCCAGCCCATACTGTTGTTAGCCTTGGAACTCAAGCGATTACAAACATTAGTAGTGCAATAAGTGGTAGCACGGTCTGTGTTGGCAATCTCGGCCTCTTGCAATCTACTGTTGCAACTGAAGGACTTTCTGCATCTGGTAGTTTTATTAAAATTGGTGGGCATACTGGGACATCTACAACCGGGAATATAGTTCATGTTTCTTCTGTTGGGGCGTTGCGTGTCGATGGTTCTGTTTATACACAACCAGTATCTATTGCGTCAGTTACAATCGGGAACACAGTCACAATCGCTGGAACAGTCACGGCTAATCCGACTGGAACACAGACGATTGCTGGCACGGTGACGGCGAATGTTATAGGGAAAAATCCTGTTGATGATTCTTTAATTCAAATACCTGTTGAAAGTTATCTAGATGCCTCATCGGTTTATGTAGTTCCTGTTGATCTTTACAATCAAGCCGGAGCTATATATTCAGGAAATCCCCTTGCAGTAGGTGGCACAGTCACCATCGGCTCTGCTCTTCCCGCTGGCACAAACAGAATCGGAGTTGTTACGATTGGCGGTGGAACGGTAACTATCGGGGCAGGAACGGCACAGATAGGCTCAGTCACGGCATCCATCAGCGGCACGGTTCCTATCAGCATCTCCTCCGTCACGGTTGGCAATTCAGTGACCATCGGCTCGCTCCCTGCGATTAGTGGGACGGTCACGGCCAACCTTGCAATCTCTTCCTCGGCCATCACCTCGGGCAGTTTTACCTCACTCACATCAGCCACACTCGTCCCTGCCAACACGGCCCGCAAGATGGCAACCGTCTACAACCTTGGAGCAGGTCAGTTGTTTATAAATGCAGGAGCAAGTGCAACCACGCTAGGCGGAGGATTTATGGTGGCTCTATCCAGCGGTGATTTCTACGAGTGCGACTACACCACCACTACGCTTTCCGCAATCTTTGCCACCGCTGGAACTGCAAGTTGGGTCAGTCATTAAGGAGTAGGCGATGCCCCTCACAAGAGCTAAATCAAATTGGTATAATAATTTATCAGATTTTGATTTGGTAGATGATTTTACGCAATCCACAATATCTAACATACTTTTACAAGATAATAGAAATGGAGCCTTTCAAACAAATCCCAGCACAACTGATGGAGCTGGCATATACAACACAGAAACACATACCGCAACAAATGGAGCAAGCGGTCTTTCTGGTGCAAACTCTTATGTTTTCTCGCAATTCTCACGCTTATCTTTTGCGGCCAATATGCGGATAGTTAATCTTGCTGATGGAACAAACTCATACAGAATTTTAATAGGATTTAATAGCAGTAATTCCGCAACTGATTCAGGGCTAACACGATCTGCTGGCTTGTATTACAGCAACGCAAATGCTAATTGGCAGGCAATAACCTATAACGCCTCGGTTGGGACAACAACCGATACTGGGATTGCGGCAGTTGCTGATGGGACATACCAAACCTTTTGCGTCAGAGCCAACGGAACATCATCTGTACAATTTCTTATTAACGGGGCGATTGTTGCAACACATACTACCAACATACCATCGTCTACTGTAACTCCGTATGTCACGATTGCAAAATCAGCGGGAACTACAAGCCGAACCATTCGTTTAGATTATATTCGTTTTTCTGGTTCTGGAAATGCACGCACTTTGTTGGGGACTATTTAATGCCCCTACTCCTCATCGCCCTCTTGCTCTCCTCCTGCTCGCCAAAGAAGCGTTCGGATAACAACGCCCTGCCAAATTACGAAATGATGCAAGCCGCCGAGGACGCAGGGAAAGTAAAAAGTGAATGAGTGCAACCGATGATAAGGATACCCCTAGCTGGCGGGATTTTATGGCAAGCCTCAAGTTCTTGGAGGCAGAGGGCTATATAGAGATATTTTATAACGATAAGGGTGAGCAGATGGTTCGGATTGCCCCCGGTGCAGAGCGAGCTACGCTATGAGTGCAGATCAAGTTGCAGAACTTCAAGAGCGTTTATCTACTGTCCGAGAGGCTATCGCAAGAATAGAAGAAAGACAGCAAAATATAATCTCGGTTTTAGAGCGTCATACAAGCGAACTTGCTCAATGGACAAATAAAATTAACACTAAGGTAGACACCCTAGAGAGGGATGCTCACACCATCAAAACAAAGCTATGGCTGGTTGCCCTAGTGTCGGGGGCAGTATTTTCTACAATCTGGGAACTCATAAAGGTGCGTGTGTTCCCACGATAATTTGACACAAAGGAATATCAAATGGCCGCTACAAGTATAGGACTTTCTACTGTCGCATTTGGATTAGCCGCTGAAACTGGCGTTGTTATTCAGAGCTTCTCGCTTACACAGACAGCAGAAACAATCGAAGTTTCTAAGCACAATGGCACTCACTCTGCCGTTGCTTTTTCTGCTTTCAAGAGGAATGTTAGCCTTTCTGGTAACTGTAGTGGTGCTGTTGCCTCTTCTGGAATTGGTGGAACTCTTGCTCTAACTGGCAACACAACCGCAGTATCTAGCGGAACTTACTTTGTGACGGATGTTTCTTTCTCGCAAGCCGCCGATGGCTTTAACAGCTTTGACCTATCCGCAACAGCATACGATGGATTAAATACATAATATGGCCGCTACAATCATTGGAAATAGCACAGACCTAGCCTTCGGGATTGCCTCCGCACAAACTGGGATGGTGATTCAATCCATCTCATCCTCTGCCTCTGCTGATGCAGTTGAGCTAAAGAATAAGGGTGGGGATGTTACTGCGGTAGTGTTCCGCAACAAGAAAGTCACCTACTCGGTAGAGGGTGCATATACGACCTTTAGCGGAAGTGTCGGGGCAACGATCACTGTATCCAACGGAAGCAACTACGATCTATCTGGTGCGGCCTATATTACCGAAACCGCTAGAAATCGTAGTGCAGATAACTTTGAGACGGTATCCTTCACGGCAGTTCGATATGATGGTATAAGTTAGTTTTAACCTAGAAATCCTTATGCAAGAAAAAATCCTTTATACTCGAAACATCAAACTCGCCTCAACCCTTGCCACTTTTGGCATCCCATTCAGAGAGAAAGAGCCAATGGCCGTCATTGAGGACGCAGACGATGGCAATAGGCGAAGCGTTACATTCTTCTTTAGCGACCTTCCTAGTGGCCTTGGGGGTAAGATCGTGGATATGTGGGAAAAGGGCTGGTCAGCGATCACAAACCACGATGACCCCATAGCCTATTGCAGAGCCGTACTAGAGAACCGAGAGCGTCTATTGGACGCTATGAACAATGCAACTCCCCTAATCAAAAAGCAGTTTGGAAAAGCAACTCTGCTAGTTAGCAAGAACGCATCCCCAGAACTACGAAAGAAATTGAGTAAATACCTATGAACCTAGACCTACAAAAAGATGAGGAGATTCTGAACAAATCCCTAGACAAATCATTCGTCATAAACGAGAGAATGTTTAAGGGAAGCAAGGTAGGGAAGTTCACCCTTGGGACACGAATCGTGATGAACCAGATTCGTGAGGAAGCAGACACAACAGAGTTTTTTATTTGGTCTAGCTTATATTGCCTAACTCACCCAAGATCGGAGCTAGTGAAGTTGGCTTGGGACAAGGCCAAGTTTAGGGAGGCAGTTTTGAATTGGTCTGATGAATTTAATGAGGCCGATTTTATTGAAGGGGTAAAGATTGTGGACGAAATCTTCTCTGAAATTTCAGAGGCTCGTGTTCAGACTAATGGAGGGAACGACTCCCCAAAATAGTTCAGCCAGCCGGGATTGCTTCGTCCGTCTGGCTATTTGCAAAGGAGTTCGGCTGGACAGCAGAGCAAGTATTGTGGGAGATGGCAGAGGTGCAACTTGTTCAGCTAGAACACGCTATGCTTGTTAATCGTGGAATTGATGTTAGAAGGCACAACTCTAACGCAGTAAATATAATTGATGATATTCTTGACGAAAAACACTAGGTATGTCTGTATCTATAAATCATCTTCTTTCTTTAGAATGGAAAACTTGGGCGGCTAAAAACAATCCACCAGACGCAATTCCAGTCAGCTTGTTTGCTTTTAGCGATCAAGTAACTACAAACAATAGAACGCTTTGGGACGGATTACCGGGTACTTATGCGTTTCCATCCTCTGCAAGCACTATGGGAATCGCTAGCACGGTAACGGCTGATTCTGGTGGAATTATAGCAATTAGTGGTGTTGATTCAAGCTGGAATCCAATATCTGAAAATGTGACACTATCCACATCCCCAGTATCCACAACTAATTCCTACTATCGAATCAATGGTATGTCGATGATTGTTCCCGCGGTTGGGCAAGTGCATAATGATGGAACTATTACAGCCAAGGGCGGGGCAACAACTTACGCCCAAATCAACCCAAGCATCGGAGCTATGCAAGCTGGATTCTATTCAGTACCAAGCGGATATAGTCTTTATATTTATTCAGTTGATTGTTACAGCGGAGATATTGCCTCAAATAGCAAATACGCAACATTCAATGTGCAAGTTACAAATCACAATGCTGTAAGGCCAATGACCTTTGACTTGTTACAAAGCACATTTTCTAGTTCATTTAATGTGACTAGAATCATCCCACAAGTAAGAACACAGAAATCAGACATTGAATGGCAGTTTAAGGTTAGCCAAGGAACTCAATCTGTAAGCCTAATTGTTCAAGCGTATTTGATGATAAATAACTAGGTTATTAAATGATAACCATAGAACTATTAAACCAAGCTAAATTTGTTCACAAGCTTCAGCAGTATCAGAAAGAAAGCCGTAAGAATATGGCTAAAGTAATTAATGATAAGCTTGGAGATGTCGCGGTAACAGCCATTGGCACAACATACAGAACCAATGCGGCTCAAATTGCATCGGAACTTCAACGAGTAGAAGGCAAGGTTGTGACCAAGAAAGTTTTTAAGCCATTCGGACTCACAAAATCTGGTAAGGTTAAGAAACGAAAGATTGGTGAATATGCTGTTGGGTATAAGGCAAAATCTGTAAGCTATGTTGGAACATATAAGCTTGTGAATTGGTTATTGAAAAACAGAGGGCTTCCCACGCTAGGAAAGACAAAGCTTGGAGTCGGCGGTCTTGGGATGGGAACAAAACTCGGAACGATTGGAGCATTGGCTAGGAGGCTTGTGGCTGGCAGAAAGCGATCTATTAATTATATTCGAAACGGGTGGGCGGCGGCGGCGGCTGTTTTCGGTAAAAGGGCTAATCTAACTCGTGGCGATTACAGCAAAGAAGCGATAATGAGGCTTGGTGGTGGGACTAAGGCAGATGAAAAACAAACACAGATGGAGGGAATTATTTTCAATCGGGCTGGCGATAAAGACACAAGATATTATCCAGTAAGGAAAAGGGCTGTTTCTGGTGCCGTAAGGGTTGGTATGCCGGGATTGAAAATGGCCATTGAAAAGGTAATGAAAGATATGAATGTTTATCTTGCTCGTAAGAACAAAGAAGCAAGTGACAAGCTGAAGTTATAATATGGCAGATGCACAAGAGCTAATGCTCCGAGTCCGTGGGGATAATAGCGGAGTAGACAAAGCGATGGCCGGGACAACCAAGGCCATTGAAAAGTTAAAGGTTTCTGGTCAAAAGGCTGGTCAAGCATTTAGGAGTTTCAGCAGTAGCCTTTCACAAGCTAGAGACGCAAGCGATGTGGCCGCCTCTGCCGCAGAAAGCCTTGGAAGTATTGTTGGAAGGTCTCTAGTTGGGGCTGTTGCAGTTGGAGGGGTAAAGGTATTTACAGATCAAATCACAAAAATGGGGGAGATGTTGAGGGAGACATCTGCCATTTCGCAAAAGGCATTTAACGACATAGAAAAGGCTGGCGGGGCAATAAACCTATCTGAAGCACTATCACAAGTTTCTGGGATTGATGCAAACATTGAATCTCTTAATAACAAAATTCAAGAACTAGAAAGAAATTCGTTTCAAAAATTTATTGCCGGTGCAACTGGGGCAAAAACAGAGCTTGATGGACTATTAAAAACAAACGAAAAGTTGCGGGACTTAAAGCTTGCCGAGGGAATTATTAGTCAGAATTTATATGAAGAAACAGTAGATGGTTTAGATGCAGAGGCAAGGGCGTTGCAGGATGTAAATAACGAGTATGTTAAAAGACAAAAATTGGGTCAGACCATTCAAGACCCACAAGCAAGCAAGCAATTCCAAGAGGCAAGTGGAGAGGTAATGGCAAGAAAAAGAAATGCCATATTAAACAAGATTGCAAAAGATCGGGCTGAATCTGATATAAAATTTAGAAAAATGGTTTTTGATGCAGAAGAGAAGCTCCAAAAGGCTTCTGATGAAAGAAGAAAAAAATCAGAACAAGAAATTACAGAACGAAGAATATCAAATACAAATAGTATCCTGCGAGAGGAAATGTATAACATAGACGAAACAAGCCGCCTCGAAGAAGCCAAAGACAAAAGAGACTTCGACAGATTGTTAAGGAACTTATACAGAAGCAGAGCCGAGGAGAAAAAAAGACCCGAGCAAGCACGAGAAGCTGGCGGTGGTCTATTGGGTGCAAGCAGGGCTGGGCAACAAGCCCTTGATACAGCAAGGAAAGTAAGGGCTAGAGAGGTTAGTAAAGAAGATTTTAGAACTCAAGAAAAAGTATTTGAAGAAATGGCAAACAAAGAAAATGCCGCAAGGAAAAAAAGAAGTTTGCTTGGTGGCCCGATGGAGGGGAAGGTGAATGCACAAGATATGAGGAACAAAGTTGCCTCCCAACAAGCCGCAGGGGAAATGCCCTTACTATCTGAAAAACTTGGGGCGATGCAAGGCGGGACACCAGCAAGTCAGATCGCCGCAGAACAAGCAAAGGGTGGGGGTGGAAAAGATGTGCAAGATCAGCTTCTGAAAGCCATTGAAGCACTTGCAAAAAAACTGCCAGCCGCAGTAGCAACTGGATAAAAATATATGGCAACAACTATTATCTCCAACATTTCGTCATTCGATTACGAGCCAGACATCACGACAGACAATGGCCGTGATGGGATTACAGCTTTTCAATTCTCTGTTGTCGGTTCGTTCTCTGCTCTCAATTCAAACTTCTCTTTAGATCAAGTATTGGTTGGAGTCCCAGACCAGCCACCCGGAAACTTCCGTGTGGTTCGCAGAAATATGAGTCACATAGCTGGTGATACAACCGATGGGCTTTATAGGCTTCAAGTATCAGCAGAGGGTGGGACTGGTGATAATTCACTCTATATCCTAGAAACAAGCTATCAGTACCAAAGGGAGATTGTAAGTGGGTTTGTTCAAACAATACAGCAAGATATTTCTGTTAATTATATTTGTGAATGGTTATCCCCCACAGTCACAATCACAACTAATAGCCAAACCGAAGATGTTACGGCAGTCCAAGATAGAGTAAGGAGTCTTGTTGCAAGCCAAGAAGTACAGATCATTAGAAATAAGCCAGATAGGTCTGCGGTGATTGGAACCGTTCAATATCCAGTATTCGGGCCGGGAATAGATGTAAATGCAATCAATATCGTGGGATCATCTGTTGAAAACGCTGGTGGTTTGTTTAGGGTTAGGGCATCGGCCACTAAAGGCCAAATGCAGTTATCTCTATGAGATCGGGAACTGGAAGTTCTTTTTCTAAAGTTCCAGTATTGGCCGATACTGGTCTGATTACCAAAACCTACCTTCACGACCTAGAGGCCGCAGTAAGGCAACGAACCCCAGTAGCAGGGGCGAATATCGACATCAAGGTGACTGACGGTAGCTATGTAATATCTGCAACGGCAGGGGCGTTGGTTGGGGGTGGAGTGGCAGGGTTTAGCGAGATAACCCTTACCGTATGCTCCAATGGCACACCCGCCACAATCACGGTCTTGGGCAAGTAATTGACAAGGGCATAGACTAAAGTGAACGCTCAAGAGCTATTTCTGGATGTATCTAGTGGGAGATTCTTGGATGGTGAAAGCACAATCCCAGCCAATAAGCCAGCATTTTTTTCTGATGAGCAGAGAAGGATTAAAGTTGGTGTAAGAAAAGTAAAAAATAATAAATTATCAGCAGTTACTCCATCGACAAATGCAAGATATAAAATTCGACTAGGAACTGCGACACAAAAACTTGCAGATGCAACCGATGTTTCGACAGCCCCAGTTGTCCTTATCACGGCACTTGGCTCGGTTGTAACATCCCCAGCAAGTCAAGCAACTGGGCTTGGAATTGTTGCCACATACTCTCCAGTTACGGCAACATTTGAAGCTACTGTATCAACAGAAACTGCTGTAACGGCTCAATTTGTAGCTAGCTTTAGAACAACGCCAGCAGTAACAGCTTTATTTAAATCTAACATAGTTTATATAGCACCAGTAACAGCCTCTGTTACGGTTGGCATATTGACTACTGTTACTCAATTTATTGCCACAACTGCGACAGTATTAACTAGCACAACATTCTCATACATATCTGCATCAACTTTTTCAGTTTTAACAGAAGACGCTCCAAGCGTATTTAGTTATTTAAACACAAAATACGGCAATCCAAATTATCCATATAATAGTTTGAATCCACTTCTTCTAACCGCACAAATGAACACGCCGATTGCCGCTGTTTTTTCGTGTTCTTTTTCGGCTGGGAGCGTATCAACAATATCATTAGTTGCAGAAGGTGCTGGATATCCCAACGGACTTTACCCATTAACTTTCAGCGGTGGTGGAGCAACTGCTGGGACTGTAACGGCAGTAGCAGAAGTTTCTACAAATAATGGGAAAGTTCAATCAATCACGCTTACAAATGGTGGTAGCGGTTATGCTTCAGCCCCAACAGCAACATTATTTACACCGGCAAAATCTTTAATTGGAATTTCTCCTACAAATTTTAGGGGAACAGCTGGAGGGCGAGCTAGGTTTAGTTGGGCATTGGGAAGAACGCCGGGAGATAGTGCTTCAATAAGATTCACAAATCCAGACACTACAAGCATTGTTACAAATACATCTGTCCCATCGGCATTTTTGCAATTTGTAGAAGGTTCAACTTGGGAAATAAATATTGTAAATAATGGATATGGATATGTTTCAACCCCTTCAGTTACTCACGATGATGCATTAGTATCAACAGCTAAAATTAAAATAAATAGAGATGGAGCAAAATTTTCATCAACCGTCTCTACTGCTGGTATTGCATATATTTCTTATGGTGGATTGCCAATTATTCCAACACAGTTTGTTAGGCAATCGGGAATATATGAGATGGCCTTTACGGGATATACGATTGACTCAAGAAAAACTAGCGTAACAACAATCAGCTATTCTAAAAATAATATTACTGACTCTACAGATACATCTCTATTTAATTTTAATGAACTAGATTATGCTGGAAAGACATTCTATGGCTCTGTAACTGGCTCTATAACACAAAACGCTTTAATTAAAGCATCTGTTCCAGCATTAACATCTGGATATAATGTTCTGTCTGATCGAGGCGAATTAAAGCAAGGCGGTGGTTTATTTGAAACTGAATTTGAGGTTATAGATTATGGCAAATCTTATGTACAAAGCGGAACATATTTTTATGATAAAATTAAACCACTTTTGTCTCTTCGGTCTGGGCAAACTATTTTTCAGTCTCCAATATCTTCTGTTGTTACGATTGCAACAGTAGGTACCAATGGTTTTGCGGGAACATTATTAAGCCAATCTCCAACGGTTGCGACAAGGGCTGGGAATAAATCAACTGAATACTTTATTTCAAATGGTGGATTTGGATTTGTTGGCTCTGCAATAGGTACAGCATTTTCTGGGTATCAATCTACAGTAGTCACTCAAACCACTACGGCTGGCGGTCTTATTGTTTCGACAAGTGCTGGCATTGTTACTACGGCAAGCCTTGTCGCATATCCCAAGGCTTATATTGCTGGTACTTATGATTGCCAAGTGCAGTCTCCAGTAAGCGGAACAACAGCAAAAATTCAGCTTATCGTATCCTCGGCAACAGCAAGCGTAGTTATTATTGATGGAGGCTCTGGCTATACATCTGCACCAATCGTAACTGCCCCGCTTCCCAATGGCAAAAATGGATATGTTTCATTATTATCTCCGCTTAATAATCCGTCTGGATACACGGCTGGCGTTAGTGTTGGCCTATTATTTGCTCCAAGTGCGGCAACTGGCGGAACGGCAGAAGGTGAATTTGCACTAAAAACTAGCAGATATATTTATGCCTCGGCTATCGCCTCTGTTTCTGAAGCAAGTTATCTCACATACGAAGGGGTTTCTACTGACCCATTTGGACAGCTAGGGGTTAGAACAAAATATGATCCACCTATTCCAGCAAACGCAAAGATTGTGGCAAAAAGTGGAATCAAGATTGTTGCCCAAAATGCAAGCGGAAGCCAATCTGTTTCTGAATATATTGTAACTTATCTTGATTATCGCATAACAAATTCTGGCTTTGGATATACCGTTGCACCCAGCGTGCTTTCTGAAGCTCCGTCAAAATCCACTGGTGGAGAGATCGTAGGATTTAGCCTAACAAATAGGCCAGTTGGATATAACTTCGACACTAACTACGATTGTTCAGTTGCAACATCTCCTTTGGACAATGGAACTGCACAGCTTTCTTTTTCATTAATTGAGGTCGACAGAACTTTGATTACAGACTCACTAAAGAAAACCACCGTCGTAGAACTTCCAGACCCAAAAGAAGTTCAATCCCAATACTCTTCTTTCAATCAATATGACTCAACGCAAATTTTTAATTCATTTCGTGGAGGGAGTGAGGCAGGTGTGCTAGTTTCAAAAGATAAGTATATTGGAATAAGATTTAATGGAGGATTTGGTTATACAACTTCCCCAACCATTACCGCACCAACACCGGACTCTACAAATGTAGGACAAATTATTGGACTAAAGCTCACAAATACACCAGTTGGGTATAGGCCAAACAATGACTATCAATTAACCATCGATCAAAGTCCATCGGCTGACGGTAGGGCTACCGCAAAGTTTAGCGTTTCGAGTCTTGGGGTTATCTCGGCACAAGTTGATAATGCTGGATTTGGTTATGTCACAAAGCCAACGATCACAGCCGCATCCCCAGACCTAGATCAAGGATTTTTGAATGGAGTTTCTGTATCAACTCTTGGCCGTGGGTTTGCTCCCGGCTCATACATTTGCAACATAACAGACGCTCCCTCTGGTGGAGAGACGGCATCGGTTAATTTTAATGTTGATGCTTTCGGGGTTGGAAGTTTTGAAGTATCAAGACTTGGTCGTGGCTATGTTACCGCTCCTAGCATTTCAGTTCCAACTCCATTTGGAAATACAATCAAATCAATAACGATCTCTTGTAAGGGTTCGTACTATGATCCACAGACAGCCTTGTTTTCAATCAATGATTCGACAGGCTCTGGCGTATCCCTTGGTTCTCCGATTCTATCTGGCGGCAAGATTGAGTTGATACCGGTTATTTTTGGCGGTTATGGATATTCGAATACCCCAGCCATTCAATTCTCTGCTCCTACAGAGCCAATCCCCAGTCCGCTAGAAGCATCTTTTGTTGAGGGAGACCTTAATATCACTACGGCCTCGGCCAATGCCATCCTATCGACAGCAACCCAAAGAGACATCCTAATGGAAGTCTATGAGACGGACGGAACGAACGAGCAAGTAGTCGCCCAAGCCACGGTCAGCCTCGCCAAGCGAGTTTTAGAATAGCCTTGGGGCTGATGCCCTAACGAAATCCTTATGGCCTTTCTTTTCCCAAAATTGTTTCCCGGTTGCGTTGCGACTGGTGGGTTTGGAATAAATTTAAGCCTCACAGATGCGATGGCGTTGTATTGGAAACCAGTCTCCCTTCGAGTACAAGGCACCTGCACCGATCTTTTTACTGGCGTTATCTTTACAATGGACGACACATACACAAGCGTACAGACGATAGGCGATTTAGTTTGTGGAAGTGGATTAGAGTTAATCGGCCCGAGTGCACTTGGTTTTTCTATTGGCCCAGACGCACTTCAGCAGGGCGAGCTTTATATGCCATCTATCTCTGTAGAATTTATTTTAAGAGACATAGACGGGAATGGACGGATTTGCCTAATAGATACAAGCACTTTCTATGACACTAACGGTAGCCTTTCTTTTCAAAACAGTTCTATACCTGCGCTTTTTTTTAATGATGATGATCCGGGTGCACCGCATTCTGGCTCTGGCTCATTCACCATTATTACTCCAAGAACTTTCTAGTAATGCCCTGCGATGCTTGTGGAAAGGCAAGAAAACTAGGTCAATCCCTTGGCACTTGGGCGAGGGCTGGGATGCCGCTATGCACAACAGAAACCCTGCAAACAAGGCTAAATACTTGTAAAACTTGCGAGCACTTCAAAGGAGGAGTTTGTGGTAAATGCGGGTGCGTTATATTTGTAAAGGCTAGATTAGCAACAAGCCAATGCCCAGATGGCAAGTGGTAGTCTTTGACACACCCCTAATGCTAATGAACCAAATCTTAGCCTTCGTTCAGTCTCAAGATGTGTTTGCTTGGTTGGGTGCTTTGGTTGCCCTTCTCTCTGCCGTGATTGCCGTTGCCTCATTGATTCCCGGTGACGAGCCTGAGGCCACCTTGACCAAGGTGGTTTCGTTCTTGAGTCGCTTCTCTAGGAAGTAACAATGTGGGAGGCTATTCTCGCCTCGCTCGCTGGTCTAATTGGGATTGTAGCTTGGTGGACTAAAAATCGTGCAAAGACCCGCAAGGAAAGAGACGATGAAGAAATTGCTTACAACCGCCGTCTCCGTGATTCGGAAGTCGATTCTTGGATTCACCGCCGCTAGTTTAATTTGCGGGTGTGCAACCACCCGCCCCTACGACATTGGCGAAGTCCCGAACCAAGATTCGATTAGCGATTTCATTATGCGGTACGACAAACTCGACCGAACCAAAGCAACCCCAGACGAATACCGCCAGCTTTTTGGGCAAGCACTCAAAACGATATCTCGACTCGTGGAGGAGAATGAACGACTCCGCAAGAGGCTTGACCAATGACGATTCGGGAGGTCGTGGAAAGGTCAAGAGGCCACATAGAAAAGTGTGAGCCTAGTTTCGGGAAGAGGGTTGGGGCTTGGTACTCGGAGTTAATGTCCAAAAAGATTCCAGTTTTGATCTACTGCTCGGTGCGTACTCCCCAAGAACAAGAGGAGCTATATAGCCGTGGACGCACGAAAGCTGGGGTCAAAGTCACAAATGCTCGTGGAATACCACCGCAATCGCTCCACATTGACCTAGGAAGGGGGGCACACGCCATTGACTATGTGCCCCTATCCCGCACCCCAACTGGCAATCTATTGGCCTCTTGGGACGATGACCAAACCTATTCGATATGCCAGAAGATCGCACAGAAGCACCAGCTACGGCATTTAGACTGGGAACAACCCCACCTTGAGGACGCAACAATTTCTGGGTGGAGAGAGTTAATCTCACCGCAAAAGCAAGAGGTGAATAATCAAAAGGTTTCTCTAGTCAGCAAAAGGCCGTGGTCTAGCAGATAGGATATGACATCCGAACAGAGCGTGGAGAAAACCCAAAAGCATTTTACAAAAAAGCACGAACTCCATTTAACGACTTTGCAAGTTGCGGCGGTTGAGTCGATGGAGAAGAAATACAAGCGGGGAGTTGAGGAACACGGCGGGACAAAACTTTGGGAGATGCCGGCGGTGAAACTTGTTGAGAACGCAATCGAAGAGGCAACCGACCAGCTAACCTATCTACTCACGCTTCGCTCCCAAATGCACATAGTTCTTGAATTAGCTAGGGATGGATGCACGGATGAGACATTGACAAATCCTAGAGCTAGAGAGTGTTGTAATTTAATTTACACAACCCTTACAGGACAATCTAAACCTCAAATATGAAGCCAATAAAGTTTGTCGCTTGTGGCGATATCCACGGCGATGAACAAGACGCTCCCTCGGTAAAGGCTCTACTCGCTTTCACGAAAGAATACCAACCCGACCTCGTGGTTTGCATCGGTGACCTCTGGGACTTCCGAGCTATTCGCAAGGGTGCGGGAGATGAGGAGCAAGCATCGAGCCTTCAAAAAGATTGGGATTGCGGGGAGGAGTTCATTCGGGAGTTCTTCAAGTTCGGTGATGAGAGAATCTTTTTGAGGGGCAACCACGATGAACGCATTTATGATATGGCTAGGAACAGCCGAAGCGGAGTGGCTCGTGATTACGCCAACGATGGCATTGAGAATATCGAACTGATAATGAAGGAGAC